ATGGTGAACTTATCTATTGCCCAGATGGTAATGGATTGACTGTTCCAAATACAACTACCATTAGCGGAGCGCATGCCTATCGAAAGGATGGACAATGGGTCAGGACTAACAATACCCAACTTACTGCTAATGGTTCATCACTATGGAGGCAAGGATTCGCATTCGCGCAGTTTGACGCAACTGCCGCAGGCAACGGGCCTTTCAATCCACAGATCATTGAAGATGTTACTTCTGGAGGAGTTCGTAAAAGGAAGTTGTATATCGACATTACTTTTAATGGTCTGACATTCCGAATCTACTGCCTCTACTGCGTCCCTACATCAACTCCTCCAGCGGGAGGATTCCCATGTCTATTCATCGCGCAAGGATGGACTGGATACCCATCAGAATATCCAGACTACAATGCGGCTGGGTGGGCAACTTTTGGATTCGATTATGCAGGGGCAAGAGATGATGCTTTGCCTACAACAGAATATCCTGTTCCTCAACTAGCCTATGGTATTCACAGACCATCTCAAGGCGGATATACGATTAACACGACTTTGCAGGATGGAAGCCAGATAAGCAATGCTAGGCAGACTTCCGAATATCTTTGGTGCGCTATTATGCGGAGAGCTTTTGAGTATATGGTCACGCAACCAGAGATAAATACTGCCAAGATTGGAATGCGTGGGCATAGCTATGGAGGAACAATCGCGTGGAGCATGGCACAAGACCCACGACTAAAAGCCGTAGTGAGTTGGTTTGGCAATGGGTGGAATACATATTACCGCGACAAACTCTTGTGGAAATACAAACTCCCAGCCACTACTTACCCAGCATGGTTGTCTGGAGAAAAAATCTATTTTAACGCAATTGATCCATCTATAGAAGCAAAGGGTGTAGTTGCCCCAATCTTGCTAATCAACGGCTCCGCAGACCATCATGGAGGTCACGACAGAGTTGACGATACTTTTGCTAATGTTCCCGCAAATGTTCCGTGGGACTTCTCGCATGACGCGAATAAAAATCACAATGTTTCGCTTAATGTCCCAAACGAAAAATTATGGCTAGATAAATATGTTTTAGGAACAGCAACGACTTGGCCGAAGCGTCCCGCATCTTGGATTTCAAAAGTTGGTGGAGTTCCGCAATTAAATGTCCAACCAGGTCAAACTCCAGTTGCAGACAACAGTAAATATTTGTTTGCATATGCGAATATCATCTATACAAACGGGGTTGTAACTTCTACGCGATTCAATGCAGTAATTCCCAATAATCTAAATTAATGACTCCCGATAGTAACATAGCATCACATGGAACTGGATATGCTGGCACTGTATTTAGTGTATTTGCTGTAATGATCTCTATGCTTCCAGAATTAGACGTTTGGTTTAGAATTTTAGCTTCAGTGAGTGCAATTATTGCTGCATGGGTTTCTATTTATGTAATGCTTGCAAAGCTGAAAAAAGATAAAGACAAATGAAATTTGCGTTTGCAATTCTACTTGCAATAATTCTCTGTTCATGCGTCAATATACCAATACCACCAGCAGGACAGAATCAAGGGAAACTTGGTTCAGTTCAATTAAAACTGGCAGTATCATACATTCCATACATCGACCCAGATAAACCAACAGAAAATAAAACAAAAGAAGACCCAAGTGTAATATATGCTTGGGAACACTTCTCAAAAACAATAAAAGACAAATAATATGAAAATTGTAAATATAGTTCTTGAAAAATTGAGTGAGAATAGCACGTGGCGTGGTTTGATTTTGGTAGCGACTGCTCTCGGAGTAAAACTTGATCCTTCGATGCAAGAAGGAATTCTTGCGACTGGATTGAGTCTCGTAGGATTGATTAACGTAATTCGTAAAGGTAAATGAGTTCAATCCTTCCAAAAGGGAAACCGCAACAAAAGCGAGAAGAGTCAGAAGCTATTCTGACAAAATTTTCTATTAGTGATAATGTTTCTCTACTTGGAATCCGTGGATATTACTTAGATACCATGGGTGAAAAGGGAGAGAATGACAGAGGATTATACGATGATGCTATTTTTGTTATCTCTCCTGACGCATATGTTTCATTCAATGCTAACACAGATCCTTCGGTATTCAGAAAAGGAATAGCTACACTAAAAGCTGGAGTTCACAGGTTCAAGAAGGGCAAACATGGTTTGTCTAAACCAGGTGGTGGTTATCCAGCATTACGTGCAGCTAATAAGAATGAGGAGTTACCAGTGACAAGAGATGGAGAGGGAGACTCACTTGGTATTGCTATTAATATTCATAAGGGGGGATACGGAACTACAAGTTCGCTAGGATGCCAAACAATATATCCCGACCAATGGGATGCTTTTATTAATTTAGTTTATGCTGAGATGGATAGGTATAAACAGAAAACAATTCCATATTTACTAATAGAAAAATAAAACTATGACACCAGAAGAACAAAAGCGCAGGGGACTCAGTGATGAAGATGTGAAATTTATTGAACAAAGAGAGCTTGGTAAAAAAAATAAAGCTAAACGTGAAAGTGGTTTTTATGACAAGCCAATGTATCAAAGCCCCAAGCCAATGTATCAAAGCTCCAATTCAACTGATCCATTAGGGAGAAATCTAACTGAAGCTGAAAAATTCGCTAAGGGATTTAAAGGTGGAGCGAAATAAAACAATGCGTTTCATATAATCATGTCAAACACTGATACTCTTGAAAAAGAAATCCAATTATTAAAGGCAGCATTAAATCAATGCCTTAAAGCTAGACAGATTTCTCACGTTAAAAAAATCATTAAAGAAGTAATGAAGTGAAAACAAAAACTGCCACAATTCCTATCCGTAGTGAAAAGTGGAAAGTTTTCTTTAAGCCTCCACCTAAAGTAGCAGATGGAGCTATTGGTTTCTGTATATTTGATCAGAGAAAAATCTACGTTACTCCAGACGAAGATTGCCTTGGAACAATGATCCATGAATTGCTTCACGCTTTATTCCCGCAGCTTAATGAGGATGCAATAGTGGAAGCTGAAACAGTGTTAATGCTTGGGTTATCCAAGTTCCCGCAAGAGTATTTACTTGACGAAGATGGAGGAATTGAACTATGAGCTTAAGATACGAACAATATAACTCACTTAAAAAGACACAAAGTTTTTTACGTGATCTAATGTTTACGGACACAAGACCAAAAACTGTAAAAGAATTAAAAGCTAGAGCTTATTCATGCTTGCGACACTTTCCACATTTAAAAGAAAATGGTGAACCAATGTTTTCGCAAGATAACTTTTTAGATGAAACAAAACAAAACTAAAAGAAAACCAATCGGCGCAGTAGTCATCTCTGACTTGCACGTTGGATCAACAGTTGCTCTTTGGCCTCCAGATGGGGAACTGAGTAGCGGAAACGTGGTAGGATTCGGGAAGAACTACCACCAAAAATGGTTGTGGGACGTATGGCAGCATACAATAAAGACTGCTTGCGAGCATTTTGGTAGTGATCCTTGGGTTCTAATTTGTAATGGTGATTTAATGGATGGAGTTCATCATCACAACACAGAAATAACAGCAGCTATTGAAGCTGACCATATGGAAGCATCTGTTAAATGTATCAAGTTACTCTCCGAAAAAGCGCAAAAAACATATGTCGTCCGTGGAACTGAATGCCACACCAAAGAATTTGAAAAGGTAATAGCTCAAAAGTTAGGCGCAGTTTATTGTGGAGATACAGGTTTGCTTGAGATTCACGGGACATTGCTTGACGTGAAGCATCACACAACTACGTCAGGCAGGGCTTATCTTGAGGCTGGAGGAATGTCTATCGCTATGGGCAATGCTAGGCTTAACTACGCAAGAGTAGACCACCGTATCCCAAAAGTATTTATAAGGGCGCACAGACACGTTGGCGGCGTTTACACAGATGGTTCTGCTGCAATGGTAATCACTGGAGCATATCAACTACTAACTCGATGGGGAAAAAAGGTAGTAGGAGATTCAGTTTGCCGTCCAGCATTTGCTATTCTCGATTGGAGAAACAAACCACAAAATTCATTGCCAGCTATATCACTCCCAACATATGACCCACGCCAAGAAGCAATCACTATTGTCTAACAATAAAGTAATGGAGTCAGCATGGCATGCGTTTTTTAACGAATGCACAAAACATACAATTGATGATTTAAAAAAAGAAGGATGGATGCCTACTTTTGAACTTTGCCAAAAACTTAAAATTAAAAAGACTGCATGCCTTGACAAGATGAAAAAAGACAAAAGGTTTGAAGGAAAGAAATTCAAAGTGATACATCTAGGATCAACACGGGAGATGTCATTCTTTAGGTTCAAGAAGTAAAAGAGAAGGGAGGGGAACAACCCCCTCCCTTCCAATGAACACATAACATAAACGCACCATCAGAACACGAAACGAATGATGCGTGGTTAATTTAACTAATTAATTAAAATAGTCAATAGGATATTGAATTTCTATTTCAGTTTTTTCTTCTTCGTAATGTTTAACTTTTTCTTGGTCTGTTTCGAGGATGATTTTCCATGGTTCGTCGCCTTCGATAATCCCGCTTCTATGGAGAAAATCGAGGCAGTCTTTAACTGATCCAGCAAAGTTGTCTGGATCGAGGGGCTTGACCCTGTGACCTGTGAATTTGATTCGCACCCTTTCCTGCAAGCCTCCCATGCTATCTTTTTTTCTTTTAGTTGTACTGCCCAATGCTGCCGCTTTGTTACATTTAACGAAGGAGTCCTGTAGTTTATAGTTATCTTTATTGAGTTCATCTTTTAATTCATACTTCTTTTGCGTTATACGCCTCTCCACGATGTTTTCATAGAAAGACCCATGGTTTGCCTTCAGGAATCCATCAGAGGCATTAGGGAACATTTTACGAAGTTCAGCTTCCGTCATACAAGGTAGCCCATTTCTCTAGCCCACTTGCCGTTCGATTCTATTTTCATGTGGCATGGTCTGCACACAGACATGAATGTTTCGGCGTTGCACATATTCAAACCTCTACGTTCTTTGTGATGGATGTCCGTTGCTGGAACACCACAAACTTCGCAAAACATATGTAGCATCATGTACTCTTTTCTTATCTTGGAATATTCCATGAGCTTCTTCTTGTGTTTAGAAGAAACTTTATTAATGGGTTTCTTGGACCTAAGCATTCTTGTCTGCTCTTTCTTGCGCTTGACTGTCGGAATATGACAGCTTGTGGTATCTAGTTGATAACTTTGTCACGTTAGATTCTATACATTGCTCACGGGTTAGACCTACTGACTGACGAAACCCTTCCAAGAAGAACTCAATGTCACCAAGTTCTTCTAACACATTCTCCATGTCTAGTGGCTTGCGATAGATCGTTGACTTCTTGACTGCATCCAACAATTCTCCAGCTTCTCCGCTTAACCCAAGAGTCATGTGGATTAGGTGACACTCTGATGAAGTCAGTTCATTTTTGATTTGATCACCAGATTTCAATAGTGCTTTTACGAATTCATTATAGTTCATTTAGTTTATTTTCTATGCGTTCAACCCAGTCTAATGAATGGATCTTTTTTGGTTTTGGTTTGTTTGCTTTCCTAACTCTCTTCACCCTGTAAATATCAGGGATTGGAGAAATATCTAATGTAATTTCATGTGTGATAAACGAGTGTTTATTCTTACACCTTTTGGTTCTTCTAACAAAACTTATTCCATCGTTAGTTTCAAGCGATCTACTTTCAGTAGTCTCTAATTTTTCACCACAATTCTGACACTTCATTAGAAATATATTGACCTACATGTTGAGTCGTGTCAATGTAACACTTCAATGAACATAAAAGTAGAAGATAAACTTGCTGATTATCTCGATGACGAAGAGTCAATATTATTAGCTGATGGTTTTGATGATGCTTTCCTCGGAATAGGACGGCAATTTGGAAAACCATTTGCAATTTATGACAAAGAAAAATGTTTGAGAATATTGCAAGAAACCATGAGCGAAGAAGAAGCTATTGAATATTTTTCATTCAATGTGGAGGGAGCTTGGGTTGGTGAAAAGACACCAATATTTTTGGAATTTTTATAATGGAAATAAAAAAAGTAAATTCACCTGATTTTGCAGCGTGGATAAATATAGGGAATGCCTCTTCAGACATAACGCTTGCTAAATCTGCATATGAAAAAAAAGATTATGTGGACTGCTGCATGTGGATTGACATGGCAATCGTAGAACTAATGAACGCTTACTCTAGAATAAAAAAAGATAACAACATACAATGAAACATACATATCACATACTCGGATTACCGCATACAGTTACAAGCAAGGAGTTTAACGCATGCGCTTATACTCAAAAAGTTTGGAAGTTTGCAAAAATGGCCACAGCTAATGGTCATAATGTAATACATTACGGACATGAAGACTCAGATCCAATTTGCGCTACATTCTATAAAAACGCTATTCGTGAGATAGGTTTCCGAAAGAAAAAGTATGACTTTATCCTTCCATTTTGGGGGTCTGGAGTTCGACCTATATGCGATGCACATCAAGACATTATAACAGTTGAACCAGGAATTGGGTATGCGGGGGGTCACTGGGCGCGATGGAAGGTGTGGGAAAGTTACGCGATATATCACGCATTCTGTGGCATGAAAAATGTGGGGACATGCCAGCAAGATTGGTATGACACTATTATTCCGAACTACTTTGAAGTAGAAGATTTCGACTTCAATTCTAAGAAAGAAGATTACTTCCTATACTTGGGGAGAGTGTACAATGGCAAGGGAGTTGATGTAGCTATTCAAGCAACTGAAAAGGCTGGAGTTAAACTTGTTATAGCTGGGCAAAAAGAAGAAGGATACAAACTCCCTGACCATGTTGAATACGTTGGCTACGCAAATGTAGCAACTCGAAAGAAACTAATGGCTAATGCGAAGGCATCGTTCTTGCCGTCGATGTATATTGAGCCATTTGGTGGAGTTCAAATTGAAAACTTATTGTCTGGAACCCCTACAATAACCACCGATTGGGGATCATTTGCTGAAAACAATTTGCATGGAGTAACAGGGTTTAGGTGTCGGACCATGGGTGATTTTGTTGATGCTATCAAAAACATTGATCAGATTAAGCCAGAGAATTGCAGGAAGTGGGGAGAAAACTTCTCGCTTGAGAATGTTTGGCCTCGTTATGAAAAGTATTTTGAGGATGTTTTAGATGTGTATCAAGGAAAAGGATGGTATGCGGACGGGAACAATATTAACGCAATGAAAATGAAGTATCCAAACAAATGAAACGAATAATTGATGTTGGATGTGGTCCAGCAATCTACGTTAAGGCATTGCGAGATTGCGGATTTATTGTTGATGGAATTGACCCTGACCCATTGTGTCCTGAAAAAGTTATCAGTATGTTCGATTATTCTGTTGAAGAAAGATATGATATGGCACTTTGCTTAGAGGTTGCGGAACATATTGACCCATATGAGGCGGATTATGTAGTTGATAAACTAATAGAATTAGCTCCAGTCATTATGTTTTCTGCGGCACTTCCAGGGCAAGGTGGTCATGGGCATATCAACTGTCAACCAAAAGAATACTGGGAGCATAAATTTGGATGCAGGAATTATGTTTTAGACAGAGAACTAACAAATTTGTTTATAATTGAAATGCAGCAAGGCTACCATATGGGATGGTTGACAAACAACATTCAGATATTCCGTTCATATGGGGATGTGTGCTATGAGTCAATCATCAAAGAAGAGACTCCACAGGCTATTCGTGTAGCAGAGTGGGTTAAAAAAAATATAAATCAGCTATGCAAGTAAAACTGATAAGTGTCACCAAACCCTGCGTTGAAGGAATCAACACGGCAGAGGAACTTGTAGCCTATTGCGCTAGGGTTTCCAATCCAAGCAACCAACTAAACACTTCTACCTCATCAAAGTTATTGAGGTATTGCGCCGACCATCATCATTGGTCAATCTTTGAAATGGTAAATATGTGCTGTGAAATCAAGACAAGTAGAGCTATAGCCGCACAGATTCTACGTCACAGGTCGTTTTCATTTCAGGAATTCAGTCAACGATACTCGTCGGTAACTGAACTTGAGCCAATTGAATTGCGCCGTCAGGGTAAAACAAATCGTCAGGTTGGTGATGAAGACTTTGATTTAGCTCCAGAGGATAGAGCTTGGATGTACCAACTACAACATGAGTCACAATTGTTGTACAATAAACTAATAGATTCTGGTGTTGCCCGTGAATCGGCAAGGTTTATCCTGCCTCTCAACACGCAGACTACCTTGTATATGTCTGGCACTATTCGCTCATGGATAACCTACCTCCAGCTTCGGAGCAATCAAGATACTCAGAAAGAACACAGAGACATTGCTGAAGCATTGAAGGTGATATTCAAAAAGGAATTTCCAGCTATCTACGATGCTTTATTTTGACATCAGGTTCTGATGTGATATAAAAAACACATCTACCAAGATTGTCGTTTAGAACCGACATAGAAAATATTTTACCCTGCCTCATGCCTATGCTGTTAGCTTAGGAGTTCTACGTGAGGTGGGGATTTTTTTTAATTATGAAATTCAAAGTTGAACATGGTGAATCGTTGGTTGATGGATCAATCGAAGATCACCTCATTGGCATTACAAAACCTTCAATAGATAGAATGCTGCGGATGGAAAATCCAGCGGACGCAATAGCCCTTTACACGTTTTATTGCTACACAAGGAAGTGGCAACACAACAACGCCGTGTACGCTACAAGCGACTATGCAATGACGGCACTCGATTGGGGGCGAGACAAGTTCGCTAAAGCAAAGAACCAACTGAAAGATGCGGGGTTTATTGAGGACATTCAACGCAAGGATTCCACAGGCAAGGTTGTTGGTTGGTATGTTGGTGTTAAGTTCGTTCAAAACCACCCTGCGGATTTCCCACAGGGTGGATCGACCATAGTGTGGGAAACCCCCATACAAATACCTAGTACTGGTATTAAAATACCTAATACTAATAATAAAATACATCCATTGGCTGAAGACTTTGAAAAATTCTGGAACGCTTACCCCAAAAAAGTATCGAAAGAACAAGCTAGGAGAGCATTCTATAAAGCTAAACCAAACATGAGTGTAATCATTCCTGTTCTTGAGAAATTTAAGGCTTGCCAGCAATGGCAGGATAAACAATACATCCCCAACCCTGACACATGGGTTCGTAACCAGAGATGGGAGGACGAGATTATTGTTGAACAAGCGAAGAAAGAATTTACACCTAATCAAACTACAGACAAAAAGAATCCCATGTGGAAGCAAATTAAAGATGCTGGCGAGGAGCAAGAGTGTATTGAGTGGTTGAAAGAAAATACTAACTCATCAACATACGAATTACGTTGCGTTGAAGAAAGACACTTGCTAGAATTTAGGAATCGGGTATTTGAGTTTTAACATGAACACTAAAACAAAAGCTAAGTATGCAATGATGATTGCATTCATTATCGTTGTGCTTGGATACTCATTCGTAGGGTATCTAATCGCAGTAAAATAAAAGTATGTTACACATCGAGCCACAAGACGGCACAGAGTTTTATTTCCTGTGCGAAGACGGAGAGATTTACGGACCATTCAACTCGCTTCAAGCAATGGAAGAACTCTTCAAAAAAGAGTCTGAGATTTTCCTAGATGAAGACACAGGTGAATCGAACATCGTAATTCTAAAAAAGATTTCGTCAGCAGTAGTAAAAAAAGAAACGTCAGTAACAATAACACAAACACAAACAACATGAGTACATCAGGACATTGGTATGACAGGAACGGAGAAGCGAAACACACAATCCTTGGAAAGAATGGGAAGATCCGTTCTACCACATTGCGCGATGCAAGGAGTGAGGGATGGTATCCTTCAGTAACAACAATAATGAAAGTGCTTGCATCCCCAGAGCTAGATAAGTGGAAGCAGCAACAAGTATTGCTCGCAAGCATGACACTGCCTCGACAAGCAGAAGAGGACGATGAATCGTATATGTCTCGCATCATGCAAGACGCATTCAAACAAGTTGACGATGCCGCCGACCTCGGAACACAGATTCACGCAGCATTGGAGGCACACTTCCAAGGACTGCAATACGCTCCAGAAATGGAATCGTATGTTGCACCAGTAAAGAAATGGGCAGAACACAATCGCATTAAATTTTTACAGCATGAACTTCGTCTAGTTAATCACGAAGTTGGTTACGCTGGAACCACTGATGCGTTAATTGAGAAGGATGGAGTGCTTCATATCCTAGACTACAAATCCCGTAAAACAAAAGCAGAGTATGAAGTCAAGCCTTGGTCAAAGGAACCAATGCAGATCAGCGCATACGCTTCTATTGTTGGAGCAAAACGTGGATGCAATCTTTACATTTCTACAACAGAACCTGGACGCATTGGTGAAGCGTGGTATGACGAAGCGACCCTAGAAAAAGAATACAAGGCATTCCAGCACGTTGCCGCTTACTGGCAGCATTCAAACAATTATGTCCCGCCTAAAAAATAGTGCTTGCATTCCATTAAAAAACATTTAATACTAAAAATTCAATGAACACACACTCAGATGACATCAGCGAATTAGCGGTTGCTCTTGCAAAAGCGCAAGCCGAAAACGGAACAGTAACAAAGGATGCAGCTAACCCGTATTTTAAAAGCAAGTACGCTAGTCTTGCTTCTGTATGGGAAGCGGTTCGCCCTGCACTAACAAAGAATGGATTGTCAGTAATTCAAATGCCATCCCACGATGAGCATGGATATTACCTAGAGACAATGTTGGTTCACTCTTCAGGTCAATGGGTCAAATCAAAAATCTACATGAAACCCGTGAAGGATGACCCTCAAGGAATCGGTAGCATTTGCAGTTACATGCGTAGATATTCTTTGCAAGCAATGACAATGGTTTGCCCTGAAGACGATGACGCTGAAGCGGCAATGGGTAGGACACAGAATGTCCAACAACAGAAGCCAGCGTTCGCAAAGGCAGACGATATTAAAGTTGCAAAGAAGGAAGAATCTAAACCAATCAAACAAGAAGAACCTAAAGCTGAATCTGGAACTTCCAAGTTCAATGGTCCTTCACACCAAGAGTTGTTCCAATCTCTAATAAAGGCAGGACATACCCAAGACGATTTCATGGAAGCTATGCGCCACTCTGGTGCAATTCCACAAGCCGCTAAAGACTATTTCGCAATGAAAGAGGCAACTGCGGATAAATTTCTAAAAGAATTAGAAAAAACAATAAACGTAATTATAGAATGGAAAGCATTAGTTAAATAATATGGCATACGACAACACAAATCGTGGTGTTCTGTTTCAGAACAAAAAGAAAAGCGAAAAACAACCAGACTTTACTGGTCAAATCAACATCGAAGGAAAAGAGTGGGAGATTTCAGGCTGGAAAAAAACTTCAGCTAAAGGAACTGAATTCACTTCTCTCTCAGTTCGTGAACCCTACGTAAAAGAAACAAAAGCATCAGAAACAAAAGATGATATCCCTTGGTAAAATGGATGAGCCAAATGGAATGGTTTCAAATAGCATTGATTGTGACGATGTTGATGATGATTTTGCTGATGAAAAGGTAAAAGTTTGTCGCATCGACGATCCCGAATGTGACTCATGTCAGTAATCAAAGACCCAGACCTAGACTCGCACCACCTTGGAGTCATTGTGACTAAGCAGATAATGCGCGAAGTGGAGAAAAGCGCAAAGCTGAATTACAGGACTGCCTCAATGCAGGCTAGGTTGGTTATTGAACTATGGTTACGCGAGGCATGCGGGGTCAAACTAAAGACCCCTCCATGCAAACCAATCTATGAAGACATAAAGATAAATTGGGCAGAAGTAAACGATTTCCAATAACATTGGCATGATAAATGCTATGTAAATTCCCGAATGAAAACAGAACATAAACTACGCGGTCAATTCAAAACGCCAAGTGGCATGATGGACAGGATGCAATTTGCAGAAATGCTTGCAGCCAAACATAAAACAGACGTTAAAACTGCACTCACTCTTATTAAAGTGTGCGAGAAGGAGGATGAAATTGATGAGGATTCCCCTTCAAATCACTACGCATTGTTAGAAGAGGCATGTCATGTAATTGAATACACGGACGGGAATGTGGATGAGTTGCCAGTCACAATCTGCAAACCAGAGTTTGCTATTGGTTCTGACCAGTCAATCTTAGATGCCGCCATTGATACTCGCCTAGATAACGGATACTCTAAACTAGCTGAGAGGTATGACTTCGGGCCTCATATGACGCAGTTTAAACCAAAGGCAGGGGTAATCCCAACGCCAGAAGATTACGCTGGTGCTATCGGAATGGGAGTTGATATGTCTAGCAAGGGAATGTGGCTTGCTGGTGATGGCATTCGTCACCTTATGGCAATGGGGCATGAGAATGTATTGGCGCAGATTGCGGCTAGTCTAAAGTTGTCTTACTCGCATGTTTCTAACTGGCATCGTGCCGCTCAACGAATCCCTTCTCATTTTCGGCATGAGATTTCCCCTACAGTTGCCATCGAAATTGCTACAGCTAAGTTTTCTGACGATGAAATCGAAAACAACAAGCAAGTTTTAGAGTTGGTCCAACAAGCAAGGGCTGAGAAGTGGTCATGCGCCGAGGCCCGTAGTCACGTTAAAATGATCAAAGGTCAGGAGCCACTAGGTAAGGTTGTTAAAAGTGACAAGTGGACTAAACATTTCGGAGGTTCAGAGCAACTTTTGATTCTTGCCATAAAACATTGCTTATCTGATGACGCAAGCGAGATTGATCGTGAGTTTTTCCTTGGAAAGTTGCGTGAGATTTTCCATGAGTTGAGCGATAAGACCCAAGATATTCTTAATAAAATGATTGAAAAACATGGCAGCGCATAGAAAAACTTACGAGGATTTAACTGAGAAGCAGAAGAACTACGCACTTAATCGAGTGCGTGGCATGTCGTTGTCTCAAAGTTATCTAAAAGCAGGATACACACAGATAGAAACAAAGTATGCGTCAATACGGGGTGCTAAAATAGAACAAAGACCACACGTTAAGGAGTACATCAAACATTTGCGTGAGTCTGAGTGGGTTCAGAATGTTTTAACAATAGCTGAAAAGCGTTCAATGCTTGCTGATCTAGCTAGGGTAAAACCAAATGAGGTGACAGAAGAGAGTCAATTTGCATCCATTACCATTGACGCAGAGGGTAACAGGAGCATCCAAGGACCAAAGATTTCCGATAAACTCAAAGCTATCGAGTTAGATGCAAAGATTGCAGGGGAGTTGCGTGAATCTGATGACAAGAATCAAGTTCTAATCCAACTTATCGACGATAGATTGACCATTGATTCTCCGAAGCAAAGCCTATTGGAACAATGAACTACACAAAAATCGGTGCATTACAAACCCACCGATACATATGGGTAGATAGCGAATACACCCACGAAAAACCAATCGGACCAGTCGAAGCTATGTGGGTTGGACTGACGTCAATACCATCGAGGGTGTGGGGGATCAATGTTATTTTGAGGGATGGAGGAGCATTGTATCGTAACGTCCCTCCTCATGCAATTGGGTTTCAAAAGGATTCGATTAACTGGAGCGTTCAAGATTCGCAACTATGGAATTGCTATTCATATAACTTTGCTGTTTTACAGAACCATATCCTTGCTGGACTACCAGTTACAACGAAGATTAAAGATAAAATATTTTCTGGAACGTATTTGTTTTCCACAACTCACTTACACGATGGTTGGTCCGACTCTCCAGAGCAAGATAAAGAGTTTATATTTATCCAGTTGTCGAATGGAAGGCTAACCATTCAGCCAACCAACAGGGTTGCATTCATTGACTTGTCATTTACCAATAGCAATCTTCCAAAACTAAAACTGCATGATACTATATACTCATGCGAGTAATAAAAAAGGGAGCATGATTTCTCATGCCCCCTTTTTGTTAGGCTTTTAATATTCGCAATCAGGGTCTATTCCCTGATCCATGTCTCGTCTAAAGCATCTATATTCGTGTTCTTGCTCTTGATATTCACGCATTTCATCATCGTATTTTCCGTGGTCGTATTCTTCTTCGTATGGCATATTAGTTTAATTTGAATGTGTAAAGTTGCACTATCTCCATATATGCTTGCTTCATTGTGAGTTTCCAGATGTCTCCAACTGGAATGTTGTATTTACTTTTTAGTAAAGCAAGAAGTTGTAACTGATTCTTAGTTGCTGGTTTTGTGCTGTTTAGTTGGAACATTTTCATAATAAAAAAGATATTATCTTATCCCATAATGTCGTGTGTTTTTTAGCTGTTGCAAGTCTGAAATAGACTGCTGGCGTCCACAAGGGACGATCTCCTTCGTAGTTTCGTGCGTATGTTTTGTTATGTGTTTTCATTAGTATGCTGTTAGTAGTTTTTCTGCTGCTGCTTTAACTCCTGCGTCCTCCTTGCGGTAACACAGAATTAAACTCCATGCAAAGCGTGTCAGCTTTGGCTTTAAAACGGAAGCTGTCATCTCTACGCCTCCGTTTGCTATCATAGTTCCATCTTCGTAAAACTCCACGTCTAGCTTGTGTCCAGATCGTGTTGGTAATCGTAGCTTTATCATCGTGCCATGTGTTCAAAGTTAATTTGGCACACATAGGACATTGGTTGGTTGCATTGCATGCTTATCCCAATACCTACGCATGAAACTATTGTCTCATGTATGAAGAAAAATACCCTAATTAACATATGTGTAATCTCGTTATTCATAATGCTTTGACTATATTTCCTTCCATCCTTAAACCTTGTGCTTTCATAAATGCGGCAACGCACTTTTCAACTACGTCTTCGTCATCTATTTTGTCAATGACATATCTTAAAGCCTCCAGCATATCTGGAGCGGCACATATTAGTCGTGCATTTTTTCTACGTGTTTCGTCATCCAGTCCTGTCATCTCGCAAATGTCTGAACTCGCTTGCGTGTCGTTGGCATCGTAGATGTATTTCCAACCATCGCATTGCCAGTTTTGTTTTTGTAGTGTGTTCATATTGGTATTGGTTTAGCTATTGAATCGGTTTGGTTTGATGAGTGAATCAAGGGCATCACTTACTTCGCTTAAAGATATGTCAGAAAACTTTCTTTTCTTGTTTACAATAATCTCACATCCAATTTCTTTGGTGTTAGATCCAAAGCAATCAAGCACAGATCTAACCGCACCGATTCCATCTAAGATTGCTGAGTATCCCATGTCCATCAACCCAAGACAATGTGTTGCCCCGTGTTTACGAGCTTCTTCGATATTGGCGTAGTTGTTACGATTATAAACTACACCTTCTAATGATTCTATTTCATAAAATGAATCGTATGGGCGTGGTTCGATTGGATTGTTTATGTCGTGTTCAATGATGTCTATTTTGTTCATATTATAAGTGTGTTAATTGTAATAGTCTACGTCTTGTTGTTTGTCTTCTCTGACTACCCGATATGAGGAGGTTCCTTCCGCTAGTTCCTCACACATATCGGTGATCTCGTCTCTTGCATCTTGCTTGGAGTCAAACAAGAGTGTCTCGTAATCTCCTCCTTCACTCTCTTTCATGTCGCCCCATTGGTTGAGGGCATTTACCATCTGGATTTTGTATTTCATGTTAGTAGTGTTTGATGATTTCGTCGATTTCCTGCTCTAGTTTCGTAGCATCTATCGTGCCAATGAGTTTTGATATGTCTTTTGCTACGGAATCTGCCATGTTTGTGTTAAGGAATAGGAGAGCATAGCGGATGATCTTGTATTCCCTATCAATTTTCTCTTCGATTTGTTTTAGTTTGTTTGTTTTCATAGTGTTACATTACGATCAAATTGTTTTTTAGGAAATCGTCGGGAAACCCCATTTTAGAAAGTCTATTTTTTATAGACTCTCCTAGTTGACGTGTCCATTCGTTGTGTGCGGCATTATTTGCCTTACGTTGACTTGTGAATGGCCCTAAATCTTTACGAAGCTCGTCCTCTTGGTGAATGGATATGTAGATACCTTCGGGTGTTGGGAAGGTGTGGTAATCGTGTTTGTTTTTCATGGTTTTCATTATTTATATTCTTCTAATAGTTGCTCATCTGTTTTTTCTGTTCTTACAAATGTCTGAGAGTAGCTTACTTTTTGGTTGGTAAATTTATTAAATCCATCGTTGTGATCATATGTTATCGGCTCATCAATGTCTTCAGATGCGAGGTTTTCAAAGTCTCCTCCCCATAGCAATCCATCTAAAATAATGGCAGGAAGTTTTTCTTCGCTCGTAGTTAAAATATTATGTTCGATGACTAGTTTTCTTGTTTTCATAGTGTTATTTTCTCGTCTGTTGTTACGCCTTGGCAATCGTTGCAAAATGCTTTTCCTAAATCTTCTAGTTGGAACTCCTGCTTTTCTTTATTCCATGCCATAATCGAATCGAACCAAATGTTTTCCGATTTGCAATGTGAGCAAACATATGTTTTGTTTTGTGTTTTGCGTTCTAATTCATCTATAGCTTCCTGTGCTTCATTTATAGCTTCCTGTATCGTTCCATCCTCATCATTGAAAAGCCCTTGCATTTGTTCTGTTTGATACAATAGATTCTTAAGTATTGGCTTTAATATGTTCATAATGTTTTACTTTTTATTTTGTTTTCCCCAAAAATGGACAGCCATTTTGCAAGTGTCGTTTTGATTGTTAGTTTTCATGGTGTGTTTTATTGTTAAACAATTTCCAATGCTTTTTGAATATCGCGCTTGAGCATCATTCTAATTCCGTTTGCTTTTGCGTATGCGTCATTCACAATTTTGTCGGCATCTGCGACAGCTTTATATGTGATTTTGTCGCAATGTTCGACGGCTTCCTTCCTCATGGCATCACATTGTGAGCGTGTTTCGCTGATTGTGAGGGTTGGGATCATGTCGGATCGCATGAGCCATTCGACTTCTGGCAGGACAGATTTGAGCCAGTCGCCACAATAGCTGTCTGATCCTAATTTCTGGACGGCATCTGTGAGTATTGCCAATTCATTTGATTTTGTCATAAGTGTGTGTTTTCTGTTGTGTGTTTTCCTGCGTGTTTTACGTAGCATGATTCATGCCAAGTGCGTTTCGTTATGCTTTGTATCCATCGAAGCCAGATTTAAATGCCATAAAATGCCCTTCTGGATTTAAATCGCTTAGGTGTTCTCTTAAAGATTTCCCCATGCGGTCAGCATAATTTTGATTTCGTTTTTTTGCTTCTAATTTTGCTTCTTTAATGTTGTCAAAAGCCCAAATTTCCTTGTACTTTTGAGAACCCATGCATCCTGTGATTTGATAAAGTGAAGATTTCATAATGTGTTTATTTTGCGTGATTTAATTCCCTTCCTGTTTTTATAAGTGATTTAGCGTGTTGGATTTCGAGTTGGAAATATTCTGCGAATTTTGCAATGGTCAAAAAATCATTGAACCATGTCAAATATGCGTATTCGGGGTCGTTTAAAATGCGTGTTCTCATGTGTTTGTTAGTGTGTTTTAGTGTGTTTTAGTGTGTTTTATTCTGTCCTGTATGGTCAGATTGCTCCCCTCTCATTGAAAGGGGAGGGGATCCGATCACCCTTGAGCGATTAAATCGGCTTTTTTCTTAGAAGTTCCATGAGCGATAAACCCAACTATGATTGAACGATTTGCCCTTGTGCATAGTTGGCAGTTTGCACATGTGATATCATCTCGCTGTTGTGCAGGGCAAACAATGCCCTTGCGTCCCGCTGGTGTGTGAAAGGTGTTTTCTGTTCCTGTCGGCACTACACACACAACGGGTCCCGCTTGTAAATCCACAAGCTTATCGGCATGAGCAAGATTATTCCCGCTGAGATTAATGGTGAAACCCTTTGAATTAGCATTTTTGACAGCTTCAAGATTGGCTTTATTTTCTTCACCTAAGAGGGGCTTGTGAGTATAAGTAAACCCCCTTCTGCCTGTATTGGCTGAAACGATTTTCGCTAGTCCCTCGGAATCAATTGTATTGCCAATGCCTGGAAGATCGCCCGCCTGATTATGTCGCCACACTTGGCCACGAGGGAAAGCTTTAATTTGCTTTGCTAATACCTCCAAAGAATCACCCCTTTCCCCTTTGGTCACCTTGCTCCAATGCAAAGCCAATGGGCCAGAATCGGCATAGCATCCAGATTTTTTGAATGGGCAAGCTTCGGGGCAGGTAGTGGCTGATGATGTGGTGACAGGTATTGGACCCGTCTTAACATTAGACGAAATGGGTGTGAGGTGAATATTCATTTTTTGGAATTCTATTGATTGACTGAGGGGCATGATTGCGAAGATGGGAAGGATTGGAGTTGTCTGCCGATTGTCTTTGCGTTGCTGTTTGCATCCGCAAGGGTCATTTTTTCTTTAAAGTAAAACCCTTTGCAAAATGCTGTGATTGCCAAATCCAATTCTCTCGCTGTCACATGACCATATGTCATGACGTGTGACCCATCGAGCATGACAGAGTAGCCGCGACCATTTCCAGCCAATTGGCTGGACAGGTCAAAACGGATGCCTGTCACGTTGTAAAGGTATTCCATGCGTCCGATTAATTCGTTTCTTGTGATTTTCATAATTTTTTTAGGTTTATTAAATGGGATAGTTCCCAACTATTACTTAGCATAAGCTGTGCCAACTATTCCAAGAGGGTAAAACATAGGGAAAACATAGGGGAATGGACACAATTTGCCATGTCACGGCAGGATTTGCCTAGTGAAAATAGGCATCGCTTTAAATATAAGACACTTATACAAAAAGACACAATTTGCCTAGTGGCAGGATTTGCCTAGCATGATTGGCTAGATTCCTTGTAAGTTGATCAATTCAAGTGAATTGCGTAAATGCACAGCATATTGTGTGCCAAGTTGAAAAGGGTTTTCAATGGATAGGATGGGAAAATATAGGGAGAATATTGGAAGAACTAGGGAGGAACTAGGGAAAGGGGTGATCGCTTCACTTGGGAAGGGTGATTTTACCAGCGAGTAAATACACGGAATCCTATTGCAAATAGCTTGCATCAATTTTCTTTGTCTTGCCATATACAGCAAATGAGCCAATAGCCACACAGCTTTATTCTTGCAAGTGGCTTGCATTAAAACGATTGACTAGGTATTACGCTACGTTGCCAATGGGAAGACCTTTGATTGTGTCTGGTATGCTGACCCTTGGAAGAAAAGAAAACCCTCACAGCGGCTTTATAACGCAAAGGATTTTCCCTATGCATTATCTGTATTATGAGAAGTTATGAATGCAAGCTATTGATTGACAATGGATTGCAAAGATCCATGCAAGTTGCTTGCAACAATAATGTGAAAGGTCAATGGGTAGACAGACAGACAGGCTGACAGACAAGAGGGACATTGATGTTATCAGTTGGGCGGAGGACGTGGGGCGTTGGGGTATGCTAGTATGGCAGAATCGGCGGGAGGACGGGAGGGGTGGGGGTGGGGGAGGGGCGGCGCATGAGCGTGGGGCGGTAAAAAAAGGACCTAAAGGATTCCCTAAAAAATAAAATTAAAAATAAAAAATAAAAAAGAATCCTCCAAACTACACTCACAACTATACCCGCAATCGCACGAGAATGCCCTATAAAGCCTTTTTATACCCTCAATGGCACGTCATAGCCAAACTGTGTGTCTGAGTAGAATTTGACGCTATTGTTCATGCTTAATTTATCATTAGTGTATAATTGAGCAAATACAACATCCCTCCATGCTATTCTATATCTTACTTGGATATGTGTGTGGAAAACTCTCTTTTAGATGACATCTCCCTACGTAGCTTTTTTAGAACCCCTATAATGTGTGGGGATAACTTTGTGACAAATAGTACCTAGTATTTGTCACGGCTACGTAGGTAAAAGTCTACTTTACTGTATATGGGGATAACTGAGTGGGAGGATACCTAGGTACATATCGAGATGTGCATAGGAATTTAGTGTGTATACGTTGTTATACACGGAATCGAGTATAAGTGTGTATAAGTGTGTATAAGTGTGTATAAGTGTGTATGCGCTGACTATAAGCTAGATATACTCTAGCTATACTCTGACTATATCGCACGATGTAAGGTGACTATATCGCCTGATGTACTCTGACTATATCGTAAGCTATACGCATGATTCTCTGTAAGTCGTTGATTTGAGAAAAGTGGGGGTGGACGGATTTGAACCGACAACCAATCAGTTATGAGCCGACTGCTCTGACCATTGAGCTACACCCCCGAAGTTGGCAATGCGGGACTTGAACCCGCACATCATTACTGATAGGAGATTTTAAGTCTCCTGCGTCTGCCGTTTCGCCAATTGCCAGTTATTGTCAGCGTTTTTTAGGATGCGCTGCCCCTTTTTGCCCCTGCGTCCCCCTTGGGGACTAGCGAGGAAATTCCTTGGTAAAACCTACGGGACGGACCTATGTAGATTTGTTTGGAAAAGTAACATACGTATTAAACTGTGGTAGATCAACGCAAAATGGTATAGTGCTGGTAGATTATTGGCCCTCTTTTTCCCTTTCACGGAATTTTACCACATAAGTCATATTGATATTGTGCTTTTTCATATAGTCGAGGATGACTGAAAGATCGGATCGCATGATGTCATTCTCTTCTTCTAGCTTCTCTATCTCTAGGTAGGCTTCTGTGAGTTCGTGAGCTAGTGCTGCGAATTTCTCATCTCTATCGTTTATGATTTCGGTTATGATCCCTGCCATCTCCTTTACGTCTTCCGTACCTTTATCTACTTTTTCGGAGATTGAGTTTATGACTTTGATGACTTGTTCATTCATAGAAGGAATATTGTTAATGTTTTCTAAACTAAAGTAGGCACTCTTACCTAGATCGTCACCTAGGCTCACATGTTAATTCATGTTGGCAGTAACTTTTGAGGGAAGTTAAACATCCGAGTGGGTTTGTTGAAAATAATGCTCGTTTTTTGGCTCTGAATAAAGGGCGCATAACATCGCTCCCACCGAGTAAAACAGTAATGTTTTTATAAAGCACGTTCTTCATTTCCGATCCAAACGATTTTGTTTTGTTTTGCTTTATAAAAGGTTCGTGCTACTCAAAGTCATCTAATGTAGCAGCAAGATCTCTTTTGGATTTAATGGACTTGTCCTTCCTTCCATTAGACCAGTCGATAGCGTCCCAGTTTTCTTGGTACTTCTTTCCATACGTTCCAGGTCTTGGCTTGTCGCCCTTTCCATTACGATGTCTTTCAGTGTATGTTTTAATTTTCATATGTCATCACTAACATAAGTATGCACTATATATGCTAAAAATCAAATTTTTTTTCACCGATATCTAAAGAAACTTTTCCCACATCCATTCGTTCTAGCCAAGCTACAGCTTTCCCTGAATCAATAACATCATATGGTTTAATGCATTCATCACTAATCACTCCATTATCCTGCAACTGATCCATGATACTGTCAGCGTTCAGCTTCCTTACCCTAACATAATGCTCTAGTGTATTCATCTGATAGTTACACGGGACCGATATTGCTTCCCCTTGTATTTGAATGTCATTAGATCGTACCCCTGTAGGTCTTCCTCGATATTCAAAAACTCCGTTTCGCTTACTGGAATCCAGTTATTGTTAACCATAACGTAGGATTGTCTCTCTCCGTGGTCAGAATCATAGAACTTTTTCTTACTTGTCATATGATACTCCATCTCCAGATTCTTCTAGTCCAAAGAACAAAGATATTCTAACCCAAGGTTTCCCGTCATCTTCTCCGTATTCTTTAGTTGCAGTAAATCCACCAGAACCAGATGTCCTGTAATCTCCCTTTAAAACATTTACAGTTTGAACTCTATCGAATTCAAATGTGTCCATGATGTTGTCTATCTGATCCTGTATTGCTTCTTGTTTTGTCATTTGTTTACTTTTTTGTAATTACAATGGAATCGCCTTCTTTTACAAAAGCCAACATATTTTCTAGTTTTCGTATTATTCCTAAAGCCATATCTCTTTGATCACTAACTCCAGATAGCTCTCTCTCAAGATTTCTAGCGAATTCAACTGAAACATAACTTCCACGAAGCGCAAGATCAACTTGCGAATCAGTTTCATTGTTAGTCATTGGTGTTGGATATTTCGCGTATAAGTTTGTTTTGTTCATTATCGTAATATGTCGTTTAATTCTTTTATTTTATTTAGTGCATCATCACGTTCCAACTCTGCTCTAGCTGCCATGTCTACAGCAAACTTCCATTTGTTCTCCCAACCTATAATGTCATTCCTTGCCTCGTCACGTTCTTGGCAGTATCTCATAGCCCTTCCCTCTGTTCGGTAGTCTTGCGACATTAAATCGTCACGTTCCCGTTCCAACTTTCGGCACAGGAGAACCATGTCCTTTTGTTCCCCCCATGCTGCGTCTGTTTCAGGCGTATCGCTCATATCCATTCTCCATTCTTAATCTCTTCGATTTCAATGTTGATTCTCCAAAGATGCTTCCAAACAGATTGCTCTTTCAGCCAATCAAAGAATGTAGCCATTGCAACGCTAGGTTCGTTTGCTTTGGTAAACAACTCTCCAGAGAACAAGTTTTTTTCTGAGTTATATTTTATCTTATATGTTTTCATGTTATTAAAATAATTCCTTTTGTCCATTATTTACAAAACTGTTTAATATACTTTCTATTAAAACATTAGAGTTTTTAGAAAAAAATAAAACAGGTTCGCAAAATCCAGCGGTTTGACTTTTTTTATTATTCATATTTATTCTTTTACCTAGAGAATATCCAATTGAACCATGGTATGTGGAACCAATTGATTTCATGTAATTAATTAATGGGTAACAAATTGCATTATATTCATGGTTGCAATAAACATCAGAAATATTAAACACAATAAACCCGCCGTCTTTTACTGCATTAAAACAATTTTTCCCAGTTGGAAATAAAAACCCATTCAACCAATCATTTATTTTTTTAAACAAAGCATGACTTTGCATATCTCCATTATATTTTTCAATTTTAAAATATGGTGGAGAAGTGAAAGTTAAATCAAAATAATTTTCTTCTGGGCAATCTATTTCACAACCTTTCATTTCAAAGTGAATATTTGTTTTTGATTTTAAATTTTTAACCTGTTCACTATATCCAGAAAAAACAAAAGGATTAACATCTCTTCCATAATATAATTCAACATTACTTGCTAGTGCTGCTGAAAGTCTATCTCCCCATCCCATGCATGGATCATATATTTTTTTAGCATTAAAAATTGAAAATATAGTTTTTGCTGCTGATGGTCTAAATTGAGCAGGAATATACTTTCTTAAAGCTAATGCAGTCTTAGGACTCTTTTCATAAAACTTAGATGACTCTAATCCTTTTCTGAATTTTTGAATATACCAACTTCTAATAACTGAAGGAGAATTAATGGAATCACACGCCATTCTTGCTCCATAATGGTATCTATTAGATGACAATAATCCAGTTCTATCTATTGGTATTATGAAATCCATTTTGTTTTCTATTTTTACGCTCCTTGATTCCCATTGCATTTTCTTCAAAACAGGAGTGTATTTTTTTAATTTTAAAAAATCATTATGTGATTCTTGGTCATTAGGACAATCTATTGGAAGAGTACAATCAAACTTTTGCATATTTATCATTTTTTTAGGCTTATTGCTTTAATGTTGATATATACCGCAAATTATATTTGCTCCTCAAACCTAGCTTGGTGCTTGATAAACTTAAATGGAATCATTGGAGTTCCACCATGCCTATTATGAGTAACGTGCATGATATATGCATATGGGTCATCACGCTTCTCTTCATCTGGTATTACCTTGGTAAAACTATCGCAATCCATGTAGAATGTTCTTGATTCACGTACTGAACCATTCTCGTTCAACTGAGCTAACAATACAATACAAACATTCAATTCTTTTGAGATGATCTTTGCCGTGCGGCTAACTTCCGCTACTTCACGTTCACGATTCTTGGGATCTCCAGATGCCTCCATTAATTGAGCCAGTCATTGATGCTTCATCTACGATATATATCGGCAGCTTGGATGATTTGTTGATAGCTGCTGATAACTTCTTGTGGTCTTCGTTCTTCAACTTGCCATCAAGAAGATCGCTCAATGCAATCTTGCTTGTAGCTGCGATATACTTGTCAACTAATTCTTCAGCGGACATCTCCATGCTAATAATAGCTACTGGAACATTATCGTTAAATGCTGAGTTTGTTACCATCTGTAGCGATGATGTAGTCTTCCCAGCCTTGGCTGCTCCAGCAATGATGTGAAGTGTGCGTGGGCGAAATCCTCTGGTTGCCATATCCCACTTCATAAATCCAGAAGAGTGTCCACGATTGACTGCTCCGTTCGTAACAGCAGCTTCTTCCCAACGATTGATGCAGGAGTTAAGAACCTCTCCGATATGCTTCACTTCTGTCCGAGTTGATGACATCGAAACAATGTCCTTGCTTGCCTCTTCCTGTAGTTCGATTGGATCTTTAGTGCGGTCAACAGCATCGTTCATCATCCGCTTGCACACAGAAAGAATCTTTCTGCGGACCATGCAATCCTTGATCGTCTCAAAGTATGATGTCCAGTTAGCCGAGCTATAAACGATAGTATATAACTCAGACACGTAATGATCTCCACCTATCCTGTCTAGTTCTCCAGATGATCGCAGAAAAGAAATGACAGTCAGCATATCAACTGGATTTTTATCTAGCCACATTTGGCTAATTGCATTCCAGATTATTTTGTGACTATCGAAGTAAAAGAACTCAGGAGTTAACTTCTCTATTGTCTTCTCTATGACTCTTATATCTTGCATTGCGGAAGAGATAAAACCTTTCTCTGCCTCCATGTCGTGTGGTAGTATTGTGTTCATGTTCGTATGCACTATATGTAGTGCCGTGAAGCATGTCAACTCATTTTAAAAATTTTCATCAAGTCATCTAATCCCTTTGAGGAATTCTTTTGATGTGGAGTGTAGTCAATATCTTCATCAAGATCTTTGTCACTATCTGGCATCTGACGGAATCCTTGTTTGTACGCAACGTCATACGTTGTTTCAAAGAATTTCTTTATTCCATTCTTTGTAAAAGTAATTTTTTCTCCAGATAATGCTGGTGTTTTTTTTAAATAAAGTTCAAATAATTCTTCTTTACTCATAATTACGTTGATGTTATATGCTCAAATGATGAAACAAAATTCTATTGAAAAATCTTATGGAAAAATGGGATTACCATTTCCATATCGTGACACGAAAGATAGTGGCTCATTTATAACTAAAGAGCAAGAGAAAGGTAAAAATGGATTTACTGAAAATAGAATCACAGGAAAAGTTGAAGCTAAAAAACTTGGAAAATTAAATTACTAATATGGCATCTTTAATTAAAAATTCATTTGGAAATATGTTGGGTGAGGATGAGGAACAGGATGCAAGCTTTTCTCCAAGCGCATTTAATTTAAACCCAGGCTTAAACAATACTTCTATTTCTACCAATAGATTTTCTACAACTCCGCAACCTGAGACTATGCCAAAAAAGGGTATGTCTATGAGGGAAAAATACGATGCTAAAACTTTAAGTAGAGATGAAAAAATAGCACAACAAAGAGAAGGTGTTGAGCAACGCAAGCAGCAAAGGAAAGCATTGTATGATGCAGATCCCAATAAGAGAAATAAAACTATGTGGGATAAGGAATTTGATCCTAATCCTAAACCTCAACAAGCATCTTCTTTAAGGGAAAGAAATCCAATAAATCCACCTTCTTCTTTAAAGGATAGAAATCCAATAAATCCACCTTCTCCCGCGCCCAATGTGACTGGATTAAAATCAATGTCATCTGATTTATCTGCATTTTCTCCTAAGCCAACATTGAATGCAATGCAGAAAATTTTAGGAAACTCACCTTCTCCATCTACTCCAAACTTAACTGCAATGAATTCAAGTAAACCTAAAATAGATGAAGAAAAAAAACTTAAAAAAGTATAATTTTTTTACACTTTAATTAAAGTTATACCAAAATCACTAGCAACTTCTAAAGCTATTGTATCATTTAAGTATACTTCCTTGTAGTATACCTTCTTTATTCCGTATCCTGCAAAGGCACGAAGGCAATCTCTGCATGGGAGAAGTGTGCATGCAGCCATGTAACACTCGTTTGGTCTAACGTATCTCAATGCATTTTGTTCTGCATGGACAACGTAAATTCTACGTCTGTCTCTGCATGACCAATCTTCTTTCATTCCTTGCGGGAATCCATTGTATCCTACAGATGCGATTGAATTATCGTGACGCAGTAGAACCGCTCCTACTTTCTTCCACGGATCTTTAGATTTCAACGAAACAGCTTCAGCTATATTCATTGCGTATTTATGCCATGTCATTATCAATATCCTTATTTGGTGGTGAGTTCGGTGCATAGCAGTTCCTACTAAAAGAAACTGCTAAAATCATACCTCCTTGTTCGTATGGAGCCGTTCGTATGCTTTTATGAATCACTCAGCCAGAGGTCGTCCTTATCCTAGCTTTACTTAGTTTACACCTTTCGGTGAGAGTCAGTCTGATTCGCAATCTCCTTCCTTTCGGAAAGAGCGTATTAAGTTGGTAGTCTATTAACCCTTCCAACACCTCTCCTTCACACGGGAGTCCTTTACAGGTTTGTTCCATAGTCAGGGGATAGAACCCTGCCGTGCTACACTCATCTTATTTTACAGGCTCATTTCGGGAACTGCCGTAGCTTCATGCGAAAGAAAAACCCGCCTTGATAGTCACAATATCAAGACGGGATTTTTGCGGGGAAAAATTGTTCTGAATCTTGTGACGATTCAATTAAGATGAATTCAAATTATCAGCACTAAGTAAAATGTCAACTTGATTTTTTTAAAAAATTGTTTAACAATAACTGCGATGAACAAAACACAAGGCTCTGAACAAGCTATGAAACGTAAACTCAGCGAGTGCATGTCCTCTCTATCCAAGTGGTGCTTCAATCGCGCAAGTGGGAACTTTAATCCAGAAACCACAATGATAATGCTGGCGCACAAAGTTGTTGAGATGACAGACCGAATCGAGAGGGCTGGAAAGGTTAGATATAAATGAACGCATTCCATTCAGGCTGCATAGGTGACATCATTTATTCAATTCCAACACTACACAAACTTGGTGTAGAGTCCCTGTTTATTGCAGATAGACCATGGACAAAACCAATCGTTAATAGAATCGGTGCATTTGATAGGATACTTGAGAGTCAAGGGATAAAGGTTAGAGAGCATAAAGGAGAGAATATTGACTATGATCTATCTACTTACCGCAGTGCGGGTCACAAGTACGGGGAAACTATTGTATCAAAGATAGCTAGATGGGTTAACGTCCACGTAGATGTGTCGGAAAAAAGTATACGTATTTCCGACAAAACTCCTTATACAAAAGGAAAGATTGTTGTAGGTAGATGTCCTAGATGGCATGGAGAAAACTTTCCGTGGAAAGAAATTGTTGAACAATACGGGAGTGACATTGTTTTCATTGGACTACCTGAAGAATACAAGGCATTCACAAAAGAATTTGGGAACGTGGATTATTATCACACAATAGACCTTTATGACGTTGCTGAAGCTGTTAATGGGTGCGACATCTACTTTGGGAATCAAAGCTCACCAATGGCTATTTGCGAGGGATTAAAGCATGACTGCGTACAGGAATGTTGTCTATACGCTTTTGACTGCGTTTATCATAGGGGAAATAAAGTTCATGTCATAGATGGGAACTTTACGTTCACGCATAAAGGAAGAGTATTTGATTATAAAATTGAACCACCAAAGCATGGATATAAAATAACTATTAATGGTTATGACTTCCATTCAAGAGATAAAGATGTATGCGTAACAATAGCACGTGCATACTTGACTATGAACAATATACAATGTAATGTTGATTCACTAAAAGAATTAGTTAAATTATATTAATGGCTACTATAAAAACAAAAAACGGCAAGGTTCTTTTAAAAGACGGAAAAGTTACGTGTTTATGTTGCGGATGCTCTCTTACCCCAATAGGAGGAACATGCGAGTTAGAGTTTGTTTTCGTTAATACGAATGCTATTCAAGATGACGCATTTGATATAGAATTGTTGAAATCCGATGAAACATGGGTTAAGGCTGGGAATATTAATGGGGCTTGTGAGTCACTAGAATACCCCCCATGCGGATGCAGTAAGGTTGATACAAAGAAATTTAAATTCACAATAGATCAATCGTTTGTTTCAGGAAAAACTGAATGCGCTATCGAGTTTAGAACAATAATGACAGCAGACAACGGATGCGGAACATTTGGTTCTTTTGATGTTACTGGGCCGAATGGAACTGGATTTGGAGGATTCCTTGGGGACTCTGGGTTTATTGATATATCTGTAGCTTGTTTTCCGACTTCTTAAAAATGAGATTCTTTGACCATAAAGTTAAAATACACAAAGACTCAATAGCGAAGAGGGCAATGATTGACCCTCAATTTATTGAGAAAGTTATATCTAGTTCAAAAGATGTCGGAGAATACTTTGAAATAGAGCAAGGCGTATTACTTGAAATACAAAGAGATAAAATAAAAAACAATAGCAATTTAGAAAAGCTAGATTCATTCTTGAAGAGTTCATTTAATTGGGCAAAATCTGGATTTAAAATAGCCGACAATGAATTAATTGAGTATAGAAAAGATATATGTAAATCATGCGATCAATGGAATGCCGCTGCGTTAAACAATACAGGCAGATGCGAGAAGTGTGGATGCAGCACATGGGCTAAATTAAAAATGGCAACCGAGCGATGTCCGTTAGGAAAATGGGAAGCTGTAGAAAAAATTCTTGAATAAGATAATTGTTAACAATATAGTATAAGTTTTATGAATCCAGTAACTAATAAACCTCCTATGCCACAAGCGCCAGGGAAGGGGATTAAATCTTTTCCTACGCCAGTAATTGACGATGTAGTAATTACAGAGATCGTTAATGCATGGAAGGGTGATTATAAGGCATTAGATTACGGAGTTAAGTGGGATGAATCACCTCATGCCTCGATGCAGGGAAGTCACCCTGATCATAAACTTGTTTTTCAAGATCCAGCTAGTTCAGATGGAGAATGGATCAAACGCATATGGGTAAATGATAGGGTAAATCAAGATAGCTATAATTACGCTATTAAGTATAGCGGAGGTTCGCAAAGTCACCCTATTTACATTAGGACATATATTGTACCAAGAGATGGGTATGTTCCTTTACCTGATTTAACTCCAGATGAAGTATATCCAACTGCATTACTTGTTGAAGAAGAAGTTCAAAGAAGTGAAGGTGAACTTGATTCAAGGTACATAAAAGTAGTACGTGTATTTGAAACACTTCAAGGTCCGCAGATAACTAGCTTTAGATATACTGAACGTGGAGATTTAGAAACAGTAACTAATCAGCAAGTAGACCCTAATACGCCACCTGATCCTGATGGTTTATTTGTAACTCAATCTGAAGTTATTAAACAAGATGTAAGTAAAGGAACAAAAACAACAGCTACAGTCCCTAGCTATTCTACGCTTACATCTAAAGAATTAAAGGCTGGATTGCTCGGAGAAACAACAATAACAGATGATATTGTATCTCCATCTACACTGCCAGATCCGTTATCTACAACTGTTATAACTTCATCAGTTGAACAGACATCACTTACAAAGGCTAGGAAGAGGACAATAGAATCAATTGGTCCAATAAAGTTAACAGGAAAAAAACTAACATCTCAATTCGGTGGAGGAATACTTGATTCAAGTGAGGAGATAGTTGTCCCTTCTCAAGTTATAACTCCAGACTATAGAACTGTTTCAGCATCAGTCGAGGCAATTGATTCATCTAAATCAAAATTAAGTATAGATGAATTGCCATCAACTGAAAATTGGCCTACATTAACATCATATAAAGATGGACCATTTAATCAAAGGATAGTATTAACAAGCATTGTTGTTTCTTCAACTGATGTTTTGCCAGCAAATTCTGGTGGTATAATATATGAAAGCGAACCTATTGATAAATGGAAAAGCATACATACAAGTAAAAATGTTTCAAGTTTACTAGGTAAATCATTTACCGAGTATGAGACATGTTCATTTACGTTTCCAGCATTATTGATTGTTAGTGGATTTACATTTTCTAGTGAAGCAAATATACGATTACAAAGACCATCGCAAAGTGGCATTTTTAGAAATAGAGTTGTAACAACTTATACTGAAGAATTACCACAAAACTTAGAAGAACCACTATTTCTAAGTACAGTTAGTTTTAGTTGTGATGCTGGAAATTTTAATGGGGTTTTACACAATTGCTCTGTTGCAATGTTTAAAGGGCAAAGAATACGAGTGCCGCAAAGTTCAATTAGCTCTATTGATTATCCAGAGGGTGAAGATGCATTAATTAGATCTACAACTCAAAAAGATCAAATTGGTCTATACAAAACAGTAAATACATATATTACATTACAATGAATAATTATATTAATATTAATTTAGTTAGTGGAAAAATTACCAGAGCAAGAGGTGGAGGTAGACCAATATTCACTTTAAATGAAAACAATGCATCACAGATTTATATATTAGATTACGCAAGACCATCTACATACACATCAACAGAACTTGGGGACGCATTTACACAAACAATATCCCCAGTAGATAAGGATGCTAATACATTAACAATTAATATTGGAGAAAGAATAGATTCAGCAATAATTTCAAACTCATCGTGGTCTAATTTAAATGATTCTGTTGTTTCCAATCAATCCGTTACGTTTGGAACATCATTTGTTGATAGTAATTACGTCTTTGGTACTAATAATAGGTTCTATCAAATCATTATTACAACAACAACATATGATGCTATTGTATCACTTGAGCCATCACCTGTAAGTGGATATTATTATTTAAATATTAATTACTCTGATGGTGGTGGAAAATATACTTCCCCAGGTAATACTCAAGTAAAAACAATTCCAGCTTTTTCAACAAGTTCAAGAACTTCTATTTTAACATATCAATCTTCTGATGAAGATATAATAAATGCACTTAATGTAGCACTTGCATCTATAAGCGCGAAATCTTTAGATAGAATACAAAGTGTAATACCTTTTACGGAGGTTACAATACCTGGAAGACCTGATGTAAAAGTTTCAAAAATGCAAGCTATTAATTTTGTTAGAATAAACGATTTTTCTTTTTCATTTACAATTGAATCAATTGTTTATTATTTCCCATTAAGTTCCCCATCATTTGGGTTGTCATTTTTAAATAGCAATATTAATTCTGCTAATGGGAAATTTGGATCATTAAATTTTAATGACCCTCAATGGACTACAATAATAGGTAATAATAATGAAACTGAAATATGGATGGATGCATTATTAGATGGTAAGGTGTAAATATAGATAGTTCTCGAAATAAGGTATCTATATCTACATCGCCACAAGGATACGTTGGAGCAACAGGATCTACAGGGATTGGTGCAACTGGTCCACAGGGTGCAACTGGTCCACAGGGTGCAACTGGTCCACAGGGTCCAGGTTTTGTGTTACCATCTGGTGATGGTGTTTTAGGAATAAAGGATGGAAAATTAATTATATATGAAACAACTGAGTGTGAATAATTTTATTTAAAATTGACTTACGAATAAATGCATCTTAGTAATAGTTATATTATTGTTAAAAATATTTTTATAAAAAATGAGAATCACACTTGGAGAAGCTAGACAGCAATTGTATACATCTATTGTTCCAACAATAGATAATCAGTTGAATATAGATAAATTTAATTCATATTTAAATTTATCTCAAGAGAGATTGATAAATAGTGGCAAGTGGAATAAAACAGTAATGCCAGTTAGATTTCTATCTCCAGATGGAACAATAACATTGCCAAGACAATTCATTTCGATTCTTGCATCAAGATGGGTTAAAAATGAAGCAACTGGTCCAATTAAGATTCAAAATAATTGGTTTGTATATTTGAGTCAAAACACAGATTTATGGGCAAGCACATCGTGGCCTAGATATGGTTACAATAATGCATTCATTACTGATATTGGAGATGGATTTTCAACATTCATAGATTCTCCATATTCCACATACACATTGAAGTATGAAATAGAAAACACAAATGATGCTGGAAATAGCGTTGTTGTCAGTGGAAAGGATATTAATGACAATAATGTAACATTAACACATACGTTGTCTTTTCCTAATTCTACATCTACACAGGTATTTAGTGGTCCTATTTCAATGTTCCAAAAGCCAATAACAAATGGTAGAATTAATTTATATGCTGTAGATGGAGTTAATCAAACATTGATTGGTTCTTATGAAGCATCTGAAACAACAGCAAGTTATCATAGGTATTCTATACCAAATGAACCTGAAGTTGATTATATTGATGCCTGATATTGAAAGATCAGAAATGTTTTTTAATAAAGCATTGCAATTATTAAATGGAGAAAATAAAGAAATAAGAGGTGGATCTAAATGGACTTTAAATATAGATCCAGCTACAATGCAGTTTAATAACCTTTGGCAAGGAAGATAATTATGGCTACTTTTACACAAACACCTGGAAGAATTGATATTGAAGGAACAGTTGGTTCTGCATTTGCAACTAACTTAAATTTCAATGCAAATATATCAACAACTACATTTGATGCAGCAATCATTCTTCAAGAATACCCATCTGTTATTGAAGTTCCAATGACAGTAGCGGTTAATGGAACTCAAAGTATATCGCTTTCAATGTCTGCCACAGACACTCAAAACATTGGAGCTATATCTAATAAGAAATGGTATTTGAAATGGACATATTCATCAGTAACTCAAATAATATTGAGTGGAAGAATTCAATTATCCGTTGTTCCAATTAATGTAAATATACCTAATAACATAACTGCTGTTATTGAAAATTTTGATATAAATGTAACTGTCCCTTACGTTGCAGCAATTGGAGCTACTGGTCCAACAGGCGCAACAGGCGCAACTGGTGCTGGATCAACAGGGGCAACTGGTATTCAGGGTTCTACTGGATTAGATGGTGCAACTGGACCAAGTGGAGCTACTGGACCACAGGGTTCTACAGGAGTTGGATCAACAGGCGCAACTGGTCAAACTGGGCCTACTGGTTTAAATGGAGCTACTGGAATTGGAGCTACTGGAGCTACTGGAGAAACTGGTGCTACTGGACCAAGTGGCGGCCCTACGGGAGCAACTGGACCAGAAGGAGCCACTGGACCAAGTGGTGCAACGGGACCAGCAGGAGGTCCAACTGGAGCTACTGGTGAGACTGGGTCAACTGGACCAACTGGACCAGTTGGAATAGGATCAAGTGGATCTACTGGTCCTACAGGACCACTAGGATCAACTGGAACTACTGGCGCAACAGGTCCACAAGGCGCAACAGGACCAAGTGGAGGACCAACTGGCGCAACTGGACCATCTGGTGCAACAGGACCATCTGGAGGACCAACTGGACCAGATGGCGCAACAGGCGCAACTGGTATCGGAGCTACTGGTGCTACGGGACTAACTGGTTCTACTGGACCAGGCGGTGGTCCAACTGGACCACAGGGAGCAAGTGGATCGACAGGTCCAACTGGACCACAGGGAGCAAGTGGATCGACAGGACCAATTGGACCAGATGGTGCAACAGGCATAGAAGGACCAACTGGACCAGTTGGCGCAACAGGTCTTGTTGGACCAACTGGACCAGATGGCGCAACAGGTCTTGTTGGACCAACAGGATCGAATGGTGCAACTGGTCCTAAAATGATAGGTGTAGCACTTTCATCTGAAACTGAAGTTCTAACAACTGGAACAAATAAGGCTTCTATAAGAATGCCTTATGCTATGGCAATATCTCAAACAAGGTTGAGTTGTAATACTGCTCCAACTGGAAACGTAATTGAAGTTGATATTAAATTAAATGGTTCAACAATATATTCTTCTAAACCACAAATTCCAATCAATGCAACAACATCTGTTGGTGGTGCTCAACCAGGATCTATTTTAACATCCAATCTTACTGATAATGGAATTGTTACATTTGATATAACTACAGTTGGAACAACTATTGCTGGAACTGGATTAAAAGCATGGCTTATAGGAACATAATATGAGTCTTTTAATTAACTCTTATTTATTTGGTATATATACTTGGACAAAAACTGGACCTCTATTATACGGTGAATCCATTGCAATGTCTAGTGACGGAGTAAAACAAACAGCACTTGCTCGACTTGGTCGAATATATACATCAACAGATTCTGGTGTAACATGGACAGCTAGAGATTCTAATAGAGTCTGGAAAGCAATAGCAATGTCTAGTGACGGAGTAAAACAAACAGCAGTTGTGTCTAATGGTCAAATATATACATCAACAGATTCTGGTGTGACATGGACAGCTAGAGATTCTAGTAGATACTGGCAAGCAATAGCAATGTCTAGTGACGGAGTAAAACAAACAGCAGTTGTGTCTAATGGTCAAATATATACATCAACAGATTCTGGTGTGACATGGACAGCTAGAGATTCTAATAGAAACTGGGGTGGAGTAGCAATGTCTAGTGACGGAGTAAAACAAACAGCAGCTGTGTCTAGTGGTCAAATATATACATCAACAGATTCTGGTGTAACATGGACAGCTAGAGATTCTAATAGAAACTGGGGTGGAGTAGCAATGTCTAGTGACGGAGTAAAACAAACAGCAGCTGTTGATAATGGTCAAATATATACATCAACAGATTCTGGTGTAACATGGACAGCTAGAGATTCTAGTAGATACTGGCGCGGAATAGCAATGTCTAGTAACGGAGTAAAACAAACAGCAGTTGTTTTTAATGGTCAAATATATACATCAACAGATTCTGGTGTAACATGGACAGCTAGAGATTCTAATAGAACCTGGAATAGAATAGCGATGTCTAGTGACGGAGTAAAACAAACAGCAGTAACTGAAGAAAATATATACATAAATAATCAATCTGGACTTTAGACACAACTACACTAACAATATAAATATATGGCTAAAGAATTAAAAGAAAAAGAGAAGAAGAAAGAATTATTGCTAACAGAGGAAGAAAAGAAAAAAGAATTAGCTAAAACGCTAAGTTTGACAAATCCTCAAGATAGGAATCAACATGTCATTACAGCTAATGATATTAGTGATTACGATAACATGAGCGATTATGAGCGTGGTTTAGCTTTAGCTAAATATGACGCTGATGTTGATGCTAGGAATAACTTTAATTATGAGGCTAGTGGTCCACAAATACAACCACCTATACGTGAAAGTAAACCATTTAGGGGTAAACCATCGAGAAAAGATTTAGCTCAACATGATTTTGAATTGGATGCTAAGAATAATTTTAATTATGAGGCAGTAAATGATAAGCCAAAAGAATCGAAATTGAATTCTTTAGAATATTATTATGATTCTATAAGAAACCCCCCATCCGAAACAACCTCAGATTCAAATATAACTGTAGCTCAACCTGGGTCTAAAGATGACACAACATTACAATCATTTTCCAACACTTCTACTGTATCTGATGATTTAGGAAAACTTTATTCTAATTATGATCCAAGTAAAAATAACTTACTTTCAAATTACTTTACAGGGAATGCTGCTAGAGAATACCTAGACAGAACAGAGCAAATTGATGTAAATCCTAGACCTAAAATAGTTAATGCATTAGATCCATTTACTGAACGAATTAATGGACCAAGAGAAGAAAAAGCAAAGCAAGTAAAAGCATATGCCGTTAGTTTACTTGGAAGAGAAGATAAAAATAAAACATTCAATAGTTTAAAAGAAGCGCAAGATTACTTTAAAGCACAAGGAGGCAAGGGTGCTATAGCTACCTTTAAAGGTCAAACGACAAAAGAAGGAGAGTATATAGAACCACAAGGTAGGGCTGAAGAATTTGCAAATGCTAAACTTTCTGAAAGAATGGCAAAAAAAGAAAAGGATATAGAAACTCAAGCGTTAAAGAAAAGCCTTACAGAAAAAGGAAAAGAAATAGCTAGTAAAGCTAAAGAGACTAGATTAGCTGAAGATAAAGTTAATCAAGAAAGATATAAGAAATTCAAGGAAGATGTAGCATTAAATGCAGAAGCTGAAACTGCGTATAATAAATATAATACAAATCAAAGTCTTTTAAAGAAAGCATATAACGAAGCAGTAAAGAATAAAGATTATGGTGCTGCTTTTAATATAGAAAGAATTTCGGAAAGAGAAAGTGCTGGTGTTCCTTTTGAACAGGGAGCAAGACGAGAATATTTCAAGAAACAAATGCCAACAATAAAGAAACAGGCAATTGAACGTGAAACTGAAAAAAGAAAACTTAATGCTGATTATTTAGCTAAAATAGAATCAGATAGGTTATTGAATAAAAGATACAATGAAAGAATGATTGCATCTAATCCAGATGCAACATCCAATACTGGAAACGCATTTTATGGAGGCTCCTTTAATCGTCTTTAATTAAATAAAAATATGGCACGACAATCACAAATAGAAACTGATGTATACTCTGGTGCTGAGAGGGCTATGCAGTCAGCTATTGCTAGAAATCCTGAAACATATAAATACTCGTATGAGGGTTTAAATGAAAAGTATCCAGTTGCAGCCACCAGACCAATTGCTCCAGCATGGGTTCAAGAAGATATTGACGAACAAGAATTAGAACGGAAAACTGCTGAAATTGCATATAAAGAAAAACAATATAGAATGCAATTAATGGATTCTCAATTGAATCGTGAGAATGCTCGATTAACTCAAGCTCCACTTATTCGTAAAGAGCTATCAAGTTTAAATCCGCAATCGGATGATTTTCAAGAACGATTAATTGATATATATCAAAGAAATCCAATTGGATATGAAGACGAGGCGTTGCAGAAATATATTATTCAACCATTAACGAATACACATAATCAATATATTCAGAATAAAAATTATATGGATAGGCTTAGTCAGCGTCCAATGTCTGTTACAGAAATGGATAAAGCAAATGATTTGTACCTTGATTTAAGCTCAAAGAAATCTGCTGGAGAATCAATGTCGCAATTGGAAGAAGAAATGCTATTAACACTTGAATCTAGGATGTCTGGTTCTGGATCTACTAGACAACCTTCTGTTCAATCACAGCAAGCGATAGATCAATCTGACCCTGACATACAGCAAGCAATGATGGTAATTCAAAAGTTTCCAAACAAGAAAGATGAAGTCAATAAAAGATTGATTTCCGCTGGAAAACAACCTATTCCTTAATACATGGGACTTTTTGACGACCTCTTAGAAGATGATTCTGAACTCGATTCGCAATCTGGAATTAATAATATTAACCAATTAAATAACTTTTCTCAAAAAAAGCGAGTTGGTTTATTTGATGATTTACTTGAAGAAGAGGTTGGAACACTTCAAGGTATAGCAAACTCTGCACAAAATGCTTTTGATTCTTCAAAACAAGCATTACTTGCAGTTGGTGGTGTAGATCAAGATCAAGCTGAACAGATTTCTAAACTTGAATATGCAAAACAAGCAAGAAAAACTGCACCTGGTTACGCTGAATATCAGAAGGCAGAAGGAATGGATGCCGTTGGTGCATTCTTAAAGAATCCAGTTGAAGTAACAACAAACATTATTGGTGAAGGTTTGGCTGGCAGTTTACCAGCATTGGGTGCTGGTGTCGCTACTGGTGTTGCTGGTGCTGCTGTAGGATCTGTAGCTTTTGGTCTTGGTGCTGGAATTGGTTATACTGCTGGTCAAGTAGCTGGAACATTTGGTGGTTCGTTATCTACTGAATATGGAAGCAAGATTCTTGAAGAGTTGCAAAGCTCTGGCATGGATATTACTGATCCTAATAGTATCCAAAGCTACTTCTCTGATGAGGAAAAGTTAGCTCCTATTCGTGAAAAAGCATTAAAGCGTGGTGTACCTATTGCTGCATTTGATGCCGTCTCCGCTGGTATCGGTGGCAAACTAGGACGTGTATTTGGTAGCGAGATCATCAAAGAAGGTGAGAAAGTCCTTGGCAAGAAATTCGCAACAAAGACTGGTGAAGCTCTTACTGAGTTGGGAGCGCAAGCTGTTCTTGGTGGTGGTGGATCTGTTGCTGGATCTGTTGCTATTGGAGAAGAAGTTGATCTCAAGGATGTATTTGCTGAAGTTATTGGTGAAGTTGGAACTGGTTCTATTGAAGTTCTACAAGGCAAGATTGCAGATAGGGCTAACCAGCGTAAGTTAATTGAAGCAAAAGCTAATCAAGATATATTAAACCTCAGTGAGACGCTTGAACGAAACAATGCACCTCAAACAGCACGGGCAACAACTCAAGAACTAGCTAAACAACTATCTGATGATTTGAATGTAGATAGAGAAAAGGAAGCTGTAGAACTTGCTGATCTTGGTGGACAGACATTAAAGAAGATTAATGAAGTAAAGGCTGAGACACAAACTGCAACTACTAAAGAGGAAGTGGCTGCAAATCTATCAGAAGAAGATTTAAATACACGTGAACAAGATGCTAAAAAACTTGTTCAACAATACAAGGACGCATACTTTGAGTCACAAGATCCTAATGATCGAGCTAAAGCTGTAGAGTTCCAAGGAGTATTGGACGCTATTCAAGTAGAGAAACGCAAAAGATCATATGAAAAAGGACGTTCTGCTCCTACTCAACAGCAAGATGTAACGACTCCTACAGCAGAAGAAGTAGTTACACCAACTACTGGAACTGAAGTAATTCCACTTCGTGATGCTATTATTCAATCTGGAATACCAGAGGAAGCTGCTGATATATATATTAATAACCTTAAAAGTGAAGGTATTAATGAAGATCAAATTAGGGAAATAGCAGATAATAATAAATCTTTAAGGGAAGAAGCTGCTCGTAAAAATGAAGAAGAATCAATAGCTAAACGAGATCTTGCTCAACGAGCAAGGATGGGAGATAAGGAAGCAAGAGCGCAATTGGAAGGTGAACGTGGAATATTAGCTACACCAACTACTGAAGATATTACAGCAGTTCCTCCTGTCGCAGAAGCTGCAACACTCCCAGTAGAACAAGCCCCATTAACGCAACAAGCAGTTGCACAACAAATAGAAACTCAACCATATGCCACTCAAGAAATCATCCAGCCAGAAGGCATTCGTCAAGAACCTCAAGACGGAACTCAAATCCAACCGACCACAGAAACAGGCATTAGCGATAGCATACTCGGTACAGAAAGAAGCCAAGAAGAAGGGCAAGTAATTCCGACTTCAACTGCTGAACAAGAAACATTACTAGGAGAAGCCAAGTCTCGTTACGATTCGGAGATTGCAACATACAAAAATCAGAGAAAATTAAACCTGATAAACGATCAAGAGCTTGGGAAAAAACTCAAAGCAGCAGGGATGCAGTTTTCCGCAGAAAAAAGAAAAGTTACTGGACAGCTAACCGATAAGGAGTTTGAGGCAGAAGCCAAGCGCAAAGCAAGTAACTATATTGGGAAACCTGTAGAGGTAGATGGGAAACTTGGAAAGGTTATAGGAAATCCGTTTGGTCGAGTTAAAGTCAAGTTAGATGATGGCGGCACTATTATAACTACTACCTCCAACAAAGTGACGGATCGTTTGGTTACCGAATCAACGCAAACACAAGCCCCATCACAAATCTCTAATCAGCTTCCTGCGCCAGTCACCGAGCAAGCTGCACCAGCAGAAGCTCCCGCGCCAGAGGTTGCGCCTATCCAACAAGGGGGTGGAATAGATGAGGTTTTACGGAGAGCCGAAAATGCAGCTACCAGAGAAGAGGCTGGACAAATAGGAAGAGACTTTGCGGCACTTGATCCATCGTTACCCCCCACACCTTCTTCTGAATACGAGACAGTTAAAGCAATTTCAGATAAGGCAGGTCGTCGGCCATACAACGCTGATGCTCTAACGGAAGGAAATATAACCGCAGCGAAAGAAGCGGGATTAGTTACAAAAACAAAAGCCCCCAAACTAACAGAGTCTGGAAGGAATCTTGTTACAGATGGTGTTAGAGTGGCAAGAGATAGGGAAATGGCTATCGGTGACATTACAGACAGAATTACAGATCAGACTGTTAGCGCATGGGATGCTAAAAACGATCCAACTTCAGCGGCATTCAAGGCAAGAATCGCCTCCCAACCCACCCCCGCAGTATCGGAAACAATAACTCCAGCTACTCAGGCAGGGTTACAAGTTGGGAGGAGTGGAACTGAAGAGCAAATTAAGAGTGCAGATCAACATGCGGTTAACATGGGAGGATCTGTTTTATATCAAGATGGTGATATTTCCTTAATTAGAGGATATAGTTTACTAAATGGAAGTCCTGTTTATATTGTTTCAAATAAGGAAATGAGAGCCAGAAATGACATTTCATCATATGCTGGAAATTTAGTAACCACAGAACAGAAGGCACAGTTGATTGATCTTAAAAACAAAATTGAATCTAAAGATCAAGAATCATTTAATAATAATCCATTTATTACATTTTCAGATGGGATTTCATTTTCAAATGAAGTTCCCGAAAGTATTGCTGGAATATTAAAGGGGTGGAAAAGTTTACTTAATATTAAAGCAAATGTATATGTAACAACATATAATGATGTCTTGTTAAATCGAGATAAATTTAATGGCCCTCATAGAGTAATTGGTTCCTCTACATTAAACTCAAATAAAACATCTGGTTCAATTCAGAGAATGCCAAATGGTGACTTCTATATTATGTTTAGAACGAACCCAAGCAAAACTAAAATGCTTGAAACATTATCGCATGAGCTTGGGCATTTGCATGAAAAAGAAGCGTATAAAAACGCAGATAAAGAAACCCAAACAATGCTCCAAAATGAGCATAGCAAATGGCTTAAATCACAAACTGGTAAAACTGCTCAAGAATTAATATCTTCATTAAGGGCAGTAAAGTCAGCTAAATCCAATATTGGTGCTAGTACAGGAATGATGGCAGACGATCTTTCTGCGTATTGGAAAAGTTTTGGGGAATGGTATGCAGATCAGGTTTCACGATGGGCAGTATCAAAAGAAGAACCTCTTACAATAGTTGATAAATTCTTTAGTAAAATCGCAAAAGCATTAAAATCATTTTATTCAAATCTTAAAAATCAAGGTTATCTTCCTAATGAAACATTTGTTCAATATCTTGAAAAAACACTAAATCAACCAGAACGAATAGTTTCAGAAGAAACAACTCAAGAATCACAAGTAGATGAATCCATGCAACCAACAGGTCCACAAGTTGGACAACGTGTGCGTTCTGGTAGTACACCTCAACCATTCGTCATAACAGAAGTAACACCACAGACAGCTAGAGACGTGGAGCTAGGAGAGCAATACTACAAGATCAAGAACGAGCGTACTGGGGAAGTAAGTGTAGTTGAGTCTGTAGATATTACTCCTGTCAAGACAACTAGGAGCAGCAAGAAACTTAAATCTGTATATCCAAGTAGAGGTGGAGTTGAGGTCGGAGATATGAATGTCTCCCAGAGAATGGAGGGTGTCCTAGCAAAAATAACTCCAAAAACACCAGAAGAGGAAACGGCATTTCAAAAAGCATTATCAAACAAGATGATGTCAAGAAATCCAGAACTTGCTATTGCTGCTGTAAGACTAAAAAATGGTGAAATTACTGCTGGAGAATATGCTGACTTAATAGATATTATTGATCCCTTTACTATTAAGGGTTCTGAATCTATTCCAACAAAATCAAAGATAGATCAATATATTGATGAAGGGAAAAAAAACAAAGTAAATGCACCGATAGAAAACGGAAAGGAAGTTGAGTTTAGAATAGACATACCAACATACAACCGATCTACGGCAGCAGGAGATACTGTTTATGCCGTAACAGCACATGAACCAGTTCCAGAAACCAGCAAACGAGTTGGGATTCCAATATCTTATGTTGGTGTAGCAAAGGTAATTAATCCTAAGATGATGACTCGTTCCATTTCTGGAAAGGGTGAAGCAATTGATATTGCAACTGGTTCTGGCAAGTTCCCTCTCGCTACAGTCAAAGGAAACTACGAAGCAATTACAGAACTTCCAGCAGATATTAATGACCCGAATGCTTGGACTGAAGTTTCATACAATCCAATTCGCTCAAGTTACTTTGTAGATGTTCGTTCAAAGAATGCGGTAGTTGGTGGTGAAGAAGCAATCATGGTTGGTTCTCGCGTTTTTGTTAAAAATCCTCAAACGCAAGCTAGACCTACAGGAATTGTAGGTGGAAATGGTGTTACTGATATTCGATACGCTAGAGCTAGAGATAAAGCTAAATACAGACAGAAATATAAATCTGCTGAAGTTCTTACAAAAATCAACAACTACATTAAAAATGGATTAGTTGAAATGAAGGAAGCGGGGGATAATGGAAATGTTGAATTAATTGAAGAAATTTCAAAGAAAATTGATTTTGCATCTAAATACAATATCAATGAATCGGAATTGTATTCTGAGAAAGAACTAGAAGATGGAGTCCGTAATTTCTTTAAAGGGAATATACCTAGCAATGTTATATTTACAAATGACATAGGAGACGATAGCTACGCATCCTATGTTTTAAATACTGGCGAAATAGAGATAAATAGAGCTTACTTTAAACGTGATGTAAATATTGATGCAATAATTGGACATGAATTAGGTCACTTTGCATTTGGTGATCCTGAGTTTCAAAAAATATTTACAAGTTTTTGGGATGATTTAACTCAAGAACAACGTGATGCTATATCTGAATACGTTGAAGAAAACTATAGCGCACTTAGTCCTGATTTAAGGAATGAAGAAAAAGTAATAAGAGCATGGCAAGCTCTGCTTGAACAAAATCCTGAGATTAGATCTAAATGGCAAAATTTCGTTGAAGCAGTTAAAAGATTCCTTAATAAATATTTCTCTACGAGTTATGAGGTTAATGACTCTGATAAGTTTGTGCTTAATGTCCTTAATGCCATTCGACAAGATTTCATTAGTGGAAAGAAAATGCTTAGAGAAGATGGAACTGATTTTAAATTACAAGCAAAGGCGCAAGTTCATGGTCAAAAAGAAGCGGGAAGAGAACTTAATAGTTTTATTGGTGGAGAGAAAATAGTTCAAGATATAGTAAGACAGAACTACTTTGACTCTACTCAATTCAATGACGAGAATACTCAGAAAGCGTATGATTTATTGCAATCATTAACTGATTTCACTGATGGGAACAATAATGATTTTGCGATTAAATTAAATGAAGATATTCAATCTAAATTAAAAGATCAAGATGTTCATCCAGATATAAAGCAAGTTATTGGAGTTCAAATATTAAGGAACGAATTACAAAGATATTCTAATAAGTTACTTGTTGCTGGTGATTC